GACCAAATGAACTTTGCGACAGCCGGTGTGACCAATGGAATAATGACTCCTAACGAAGCTCGTCAATACATGGGCATGCCTAATGTCGAAGGTGGCGATGAGTTGGTGGACCCTAATAAACCCGCTGAACCGATTGCCGGTTCAAGCCCTCAAGATACTGGCGGCGGTGGTGGTTCACAAAAGAAGAAAATGAATATAGGAAAGACTTGATAAATAATGCGAACTGATTCAAAATATCTGGTAGCATTAGCAAAACAGGTTCGTCAACCTGTAATACAGTTGCCTGTACTTTTAGGGCAACCCCCTAAAATACAAGATAACAACCAATCTATGGCTTTAGGGGCTATTAATGAAGCAAATGAATCTCATCTGCGAAGCAAAATTAAACCTGTTGGAAAAATCCGCAAGCGGAGAACCTACAGGCAAGATTGAAGCTCGTATTACCACATGGGGCGCTCGTGAAGGCGCTGATGGTCGCAAGTTCTTCTACAAGCCTGAAGGCTTTATGGAATGGGCAGAAGACTTTGCCGCATCTGGTAGACCACTCCCAATGTTCTTGAATCACAATGCCGAGTCTATGCCTGTTGGCGAGTGGACAAGCATTGAAATGGATGATGAAGGCATGAGCGCCAGCGGTCGCTTGTTCTTGAACACCAGTGCTGGTTCAGACTTGTATCAAGTTATGTGTGAGTCACCCAACATGTTTGGTGGTGTCTCTGTTGGCGCTTATGCTGACGAATATCAGTGGGTTAAAGAAGACGGTGAAGCCTTTCCTGCTGGTTCTGGCGACTATTACGAAGACGGCTACTTCCAAATCACTAAAGGTGGTTTGCGTGAGACTAGCGTTGTGATGTACCCAAACAATCCTAAAGCAGAAGTTAAGAAGCTGGAATATTTCCGTGCTGATGGCTCTGCTGATTTAAAAGTTTTGGAAGAAGCCTTGCGGGATGCTGGGTTGTCCAAGAGCGATGCGGTCGCTGCCGCATCAACATTCAAGAAAGTTTTGGAGCAGCGTGATGCTGTAACAGAGGCTCTTGATATTGCGCCTCAACAGAGTGATTCTGATGTGGAAGCGACCGAAGCTGAAATTCTCGCTGCTCTTGAGCAACGCGAACTTCTTAAACTCCTAGACAAACGACTTAAAGGTTAATCATGTCAAAAGAAATCATTGAAAAATTGGACGCTATCGAAGCTAAACAAGCTGAGAGCGTTGCGGCTGTAGAAGCCAAAATCCCCGCTGCTGTTGAAGCTATTAAAGCTGAATTCAGCGAAATGGTTGCTGCTCTGGAAGCCAAAGTGTCTTCTATCGAAGCTCCTGCCCTTATCAAAGCACCAGCTAAAACTGTTCGCACCGATGTGAACCGTTCTGTGCGTGAGCAACTGTCTTCTTTCTACAAAGGTAACAACCGTGTAGAAAAAGAACTGCAAGTTTTTGCTGACGAATCACAAATGCAAGCCTACTTGAGTGAAGCTTCTGCTTTGACTGCTGGTGGTGATGGCAAAGGTGGTCGTACTGCTTATGACCCAGTGTTTGCTGCTCTTCGTTTGGCTAACCCATTGCGCGGTGTTTCACGCACTGTTGCTACCGATGGTTCAAGCTACCAGTTCCGAGTCAAAACCGGAAATGCCGGAGCAGCTTGGGGATATGCAATCCAGAACAACGGTGCTGCTACAACTGAAGACACTTCTATCTGGCAAATCGTTTTGCAAGACTTGAATGTCCAGTTCCCAATCCGTACTGCTGCTCTTGATGACATCGATGGCTTGGAAGCCAATGTTGTTGATGACATGTTGGCTGAGTTCTCACAAGCTGAAGCTTTGTCAATGATGCAAAATAACGACCAAGGCGCTACTTCTTTGCCATACGGTGGAAGCAACGGTTTGCGCGGCTTGGATCAATACGCTGGTGCTAACAGCACATACGCTGGTGGTACATGCTCTACTGCTGCCTTTGGCTCTTCTGGCACTGGTTCTACCAGCGGCTTGCACAGCTTGGCAACATACGACCAGTTGACAACTAACGCTAACACTGTTGGCGCTAACAACATCACCTATACCGATGTGGTCAACTTCGTGTACGCTCTCCCACAACAATATTGGACCTCAAGCGCTAAGTTTGTGATTAGCCCAATCCTGTTGAATGCTATCCGTGCGTTGAAAGACGACAATGGCGCTCCTATCTTCAATCGTAACGAAGGTTTGTCTGTTGACGGTATTGTTGGCAACTTGCTGGGCTTTGATGTTGTTGTGAACAAGTATTGCGATACTCCTTCACAAACTTCTACAGGTTCTGCTGGTACATCTAGCTTGTACCCAATGTACTTCGCTGACTGGAGCCGCTTCCACACAATCGTGGACCGCCTGAACATGGTTATGCGTAGATACGACCAAACACTCCCCGGATACATAACATTTTTCGGAGAAAAAAGATTGGCAACATCTGTTCGTGACCCTAACGCTGGTGTGCGCTATCGCTCTACTGGCACAGCTACCTGATAATCAGGCAAACATGGTGGGGACTTCGGTCCCCGCTTTGTAAAATAATATTTTAGGAACTGTTATGACCATTACCGAACGCATCCTATCTGGAATTAAGCAAACTTTAGAGACTGGCGACAGAATCAAAATTGATTTGAGCGAGGCATCTGCTATCACTGGTTCAGGATTGAATGTCGGTGGTCGCACTCACTTTGATGACGCATTCGCAGCTTTGCGTTATGCAAACCCATTCCGTATGGGCGCAAGAAATATCAAAGTACCCGGAAATTCCGCTGTTCAGTTTGTTGCCAAGACTGGTAACGCTGCTAACAGCACAAACCCTTGGGGCTACACTGTTTCACCTAACAGTGGTTCACCCAATATCAATACTTCAATTTGGCAATTGCCTACCCGTGTGATTTCTGCACAACTGCCAGTTCGTTCGGCTGTGTTGTCTGATGTAAACGGTTTGAACGCTGAGTTGGTAGAAGACCTGATGATGGAATTCGCCCAACTGGAAGGCGCATCATGTGGTTTGAATAACGACCAAGCTGGCTCGACTACTACCTCTACTGGTGGTACTGATGGCTTGCGTGGCTTAAATAGCTATCCCGGTGCTGCTGGCGCTTCTGCTGCTTTTGGCTCTAGCGGTACAGCTATCACTAATGGCTTGCACACAATTGCAAGTATTGGTTTTAACAACACTGCTGGTTTGGATATGGAAACATTGGTTGACATGGCAAACGCTTTGCCCGGTCAATACTGGAACATGCCCGGCACAGCATGGATGATGTCGCCAACTGCAATCAAGCAATTGCGTGAATACACTCACGGTTCAGCCTCTTATGCTTTCTTGGAAACAGGTGAAGCTGAATCAGGTGCGTTGAGGCATGTGTTTGGCTTCCCTGTTATCGTTAATCCATATTTGGATGCAGTTGGTACTGTTGGTGCAAAACCAGTTTACCTTGCTAACTGGTCACGCTTTATGACCATTGCTGATGTGGAAGAAATGACTGTTCAAGCTATGGAGCAGACAGCCCCCGGCTTTATTACTCTGTACGCTGAAAAGCGCATGGTCAGCACCGTGCGTGATGTGTTCGCTGGTGTTCGCGCAATCGAGACTTAATCAATGAGCGCCAATGATTATCAATACGGTTCGCCTGTAGGGGCGCAGACACGCAATCCGTTCAACTACTCCAAGTTTGAGCAGATTGGTCGTGACAATGCAACCGCATGGTTAACATTGGAAGAAATCACCCAACAATTAAATTTGGACGGTGATGAAAGCCAAGATTCGTATTTGACAGGCTTGGCAGTGGCTGTAAGACAGGCGATTGAAGATTACCTAGGTCTGAGTATCTTCAGCGTAAGTTATCGCGTCTGGTACGGAACATCAAGCCTTGCAGCATCACCTGTTTGCTTAACACCTTCTTGCAGCTTGTCTACGCCTTGTTGCGCATCTTTGCTGTCAACCGTTACTTTTATGTTTATCGCTTCTTGCTGCGCCATTATATTAATTCAATTACTTTAAGAAATTCACATTTTGTTGTCTGCAATGCTATCGGGTTGTAATCTAAAATCCTATTCAATCGCCAAAGGCTTCCGTCTATATATAGCAACTTCCCGAAATCAAGGTTATAAATATCTACATCATTTAGCTTAATTTGTGCCGTTAATAGCTTGCTGTCCTTGTCGGTTATCTCTGCAATGTATTCGCTCCAGTAGCTATTAAAAAGGTTAGCCGAAGTGTACTGTTGTACCCTGAAATATATTTCAGCAGGCGCACCGAAATTTATATCTGAAGTAGGGTTTAAATTAGTAGCCGTAAAACTTGCAGAATCAAAAAACATATTCCCTGCATAGCCTTATGCATTATACGTTGCAAGAGG